CAGGTACGTTCGTCTTCTTTAGATTGGGGTTACCAAGGTACTGGGTATCAGCCATAATAAAAAAGCTCCTATGTTATGTAGGAGCCTTTTGGTTATGGTATTACTACAATCTCTGATGGAGTAGTAGAACCGCTATTGACTTTGTAACCAAATGCATCTGTAATAATTGTTCTCCCCCTGATTTCATATCCGAGGTCAGATTCTTGGATTGTGTATGTTAAGCCTTCTGGGGCAAAGTCAAAGAATCCCTTACCACCAACTACTCTTCGGACAAACTGATATCGAAAAGTGAATGGGGCAATACCACCAACAAAGGTTGCTGGAGTTTGGGTCAATACTGTTCCGACTTGACCAGAACCACTAAGAGTTCCTAATGATACTAATTCTAACTTTGGCTGAACTTGTATTGGAGTTGGGGTACCCGGAACAATGACTGGGGTGGTGTTGTTTCTATCACTAATACGTGTGTTAGCTCTGATCCTCATCCCCTGTTCATTGACGGACAACTCCCTTTGAGCAGCTACAGCATAAACCCAAGCAGTGAAACCTTCCCATATTCCGGGGGAAGTCTCCCTTTGAAGCTGTGCCTCATATGTAATAGGTGGAGTTCCACCACTAAACTGCGAGGCTACAGCATAAATGACTCTGCCGACAACCAAACCGTCTGGGGCAAATATTTGACCAGCAGGAGCTGGAACCAATGGACCGGGAGAAACGACTGGGTTACAGTCAGCATCCATTCTCACGTACGTGTCCTTTGGAATAATCTGGTTTCCTTCTCCACGAGGGATGTATGGAAGTGGTGTTCTTGGATTGTCGTCAGCATCTCTTGCGACGTAATCCGCATTAAAATTCTTGTATGGTGTGGTTTGCCACCCCAGACCTGGGTCTGAGGTGTCTTGTGTTGACCCTGGCTGGGGAACTACTGGATTGCCATCGGCATCGTAGCGCACATAGTTCTCATTACTTGCCATTGGAAGGAGCTATACTTATATAAAGTATTTATTACTCGCCCCCTTTAGAGAATTTAACTAGAATGAATGCAACTACGATGGAGACATAAGTCCCAAAGATAAAAGGAACGGTCATGGGAGTTAAGGGGTACCATACCTCTATTTAAGCAGATCTCGTAACAACAGTCTACTTTTGTGGTGCAATGAAGATAAGTCCAATGACCGGGACTACAATGAGTAGCCAACACAAAAGCCCCAGAAACCACTGGTGGTCTAGGGCGCGGGTCATAAAGGCTAGGTTAAGTGCTAACAGTTCCATTTTTTAAGTGATAGGGATAGACGGTCACCACCTTCCTTGTTCTTGCCTTATTTCTTAGTCCAAGCAGATTCAGACATCTGCTGACGCCAGCCAGTCATGGGCTCCGGCTCAATGAGGTTGATAATCTCGGCTGCTAGGTTTCCCTCGGCATCCTCAATAGTCATTGAGGTGGCTTCAGCTACTTTTTTTTTAGCCTTCGCCTTGGCGAGCATTCTTTCTTTGGCTGCGTCCTGTTCATCCTTGGGGATGCTAAACATATTGCGGTCAGTTTTTAGCTTCTCTTCAGGCTTATCATAAGCTTCTGAGCAGAACTGACTAAAGGTCTTGCCTTCTTTGACACAGTTGTCTACAGTCTTACCACCTTTTTTCTTGGTCCCGGCAAGCTTGTATCCTTTCCAACAAGCTTTACCGTCTAGACCTTTTTCCTTCTCAGCCATCGGAATATCGAGTTAATAAAAATAATGAGAAAGGCTATATGGACTTCCAGTGACGATAAAAAAACCGTCCATTGCTAAATTGCCTTTCACAGTTATTTAGTCATAAACTTTTTTACCACCTTTGATATAGCCAGATCCCTTACTATCATAGAACTTGACGCCCTTCTTCATTCGAGTGACTGCTAGTTCGTCATTCTCATCTTTGTACTTTTTACGCTTTTTAGCATCATCGGCAGCAGCTTTGAACTTGTCTAGGCTTTTCGTTTTCTTCTCAGTGGACATTCCTTGGGTGCTAGCATCACTAGGAGCTTCGGGCATCTTGATAGACTCACCCATAGCACCACCACCATCAGAGCCGTCGATGCCTGCGTCATCATAGCCATTGTTATCTTCATCACCATGATCGTCGAGACCGTAGTAACCTTTCCTGGGCTTCTTGGGACACTTACAGTCGTCTCCCATACCTTCGCATTCTTTACAGCGCTTTTTCTTATCTTTAGCCATTTTTTCAAACCTCTGGTAGTTTATTGGACATAATTCCTTCTTTGATCATTTTCTGTAGGTCTGATGTAGACCCAACAAAGACGGAGTTGTTCGTAACGTTTGTTTGGTTGTTCGTAATGTTCTCGGCATCGAGATCCTTTACTTTCTTCTGTAAGTCAAGGAGCTTCTCAGCCACTTCAGAAACGCTCTTGATGCCGTTGATAGCAACTTCGTAGGTACGCGCACTGTCGCCCTCGTTTGCTAGCTCTAGGGCACCATTAACAGCTTCCTGACCCTTCTCGATTAGGCTGTAGAGCTGTGCTCTAGCATATTCGTAGTCCTTCTGTCTGTCCATAGTGGCATCCTTGGGTGTGATATCTAATGAAGATTCGTCAGATACATTTACAAGATCATGCTCTTTTGGGGCGCGAGGAACTACACTAGACTCAATGTCTAGTGCTTCATCGATGGGGTCAAAGCTACTCATGGGGTGTAATCCTCGTTCTGGGTAGGACTATAGACTTTTGAGTCATAGTATACGGTGGTTTCTTCTGTGAAACCGAAGTCATCATCAGGATCAGCATTAATGGGGTTAGGCTGAACAGTATAGCGGACTTCTCTTGGGGCAGTTTTTTCTGTTCCCAAGTGATAATCGACTTGTACCTTTTTGATGAGACCATCTCCACTGTCGTTGATAGGACCGAATAGGTAGGTCTTGGCAGTAAAGGACAACGTGTAAAGAAGAACACGCCTTTCACTAAAGTCACCTTCGTAGTCGTCGGTGAATGTAACATTATCTAGGACAACTGGAATGTCCCTTTTCTCACCGATAGTGTCAACTAGGTCAACAGTAATATTAAATGATGGAATGAAGTATGGGAGAATCTGCTCAACAATCTGTAAAGCATCTTCGTTCAACTTCGTCATAATGCTGAGTTCAAACCCAACATTGTATGGAACGGGAAGATATACCTTAGTAATCTTTTCGCCTTTGTCAGTTGTTTTAAACATCTGAGTTGGCTGGGTCTTTCTCGTACCGTCGTATGTAATGGATGTCATCTCAAATGACATTCTAGGAAGAGTAATCTGCGTTGGAGCATCAAGCTCCGACTGCTGTGTAAGTCTAGCCAAAAACTTTTGGATAGGACCGTAAGCAATAGGAACTCTCATGTCATTGATGACATTAGCCTGCTTATCAATCTTCTGAATATGAATATCTTTAAAAAGATTGCCGAAACCTACGACAGTCTTCTTAAAGATTTCATGGTAGAAATAATCACCCATTACTGTTAATGTTAATATAACAGTATATATTTAGGAGAAATCTCCGAATGGGTCTTCTTCATTGAATACGTCGTCATCGTCACTGAGTCTATATGCGTCTGGAGCGAACTGATTAAACTCGGTTGTATCAACTACAACCTCAGCAGCTTCGCTGATATTATCGTTGTCACTATAGACACCCTGATAAGCCTGCTTATCTGTATATGCCCTAACGGAATACTGTGCTCCGCTGGTCTTTCCTGTGATGGTTTCGCCCGGAGTAAAGAAGACAGTATCCTTCTCTGGGTCCAAGTTAGTCAACTGAAGTTCCAATGTGACCTGATCCCATCCTCTAATACGTGCCTGTGTGCCCGAGGAAGAGCCCTCTACTATTTCGTTGTAGATATACGTGCCTTCGCCAGCAGAGGCTGGTTCAGAGACCACTGCGAAGGCAGCTTCTGTTAGGTCTTCGCCTGCATTAATAACAATAGCTTTAGCAATTTTACTACCATCGGTAAGGGCTAGACCCTCGGCAACGATGTTATTGTTCTCATCATATACAATAATTGGAGCATCTTCAGAGTAACCAGAACCTGGGGTGTCGATATCAAACTTGACTACACCAAAGCCAGTCCTGATGCCTGCTCGCACAATAGCACCACTTCCACCACCACCGGCAATTGTGACTGTTGGGTTTTCTGTATAACCAGCTCCGCTGTTGAATACAACAAGCTGCTTTAGAGCTGATGTATCAATATTACTGTTGGGTAGCGTCAATAGTGAGATGACGTCTGGGTCAATACCAACTTCTGGAGGTGTAATATTAACAGTTGGCGTTGAGTTGTAGCCAGTTCCCTCATTTAATATGATGAGATCCTTGATATATCCTTTTGCTAAGCCAACAGAAACTTCGGCACGAGTTGAAAGTCGCACCAAACTTAGAGTTGTAATGTCTCCAATAGACTGAATAGTTGTATCAATCTCATCGATGGTTGTATTCAGTACCTCATCTTCGTATCTGAATAGCTCACATTGGAGTTCGTATGTATAGCCGGTGCCTAACTGATAGAATGGCTGCTCGTGCTCTACATATTTGATTTCAAAAAGTCTTCTGCCTAGTGGGAAATAAACTAAGTCTCCTTCCCTAGGTCTTTGAACAGTAGGTAATGTGTCTGTTTTTCTGATGGAGTCCATCAAGAATAACATTCTAGAATTCAAGAAAGGAGCGATATAGTCCTCATATCGCTCTCTTGATAAGGTGAGTGTAATCTCATCTTTAACTTGGATGCCGAACTTCGACATAATGTCGCCTTGACCCGCATAGCCGTCGTAGTTATTGAGATAAGCCTCAATAATAAAATACGACCTAAACTCAGAGGAAGTAACCTCCCTCATAATAGACGCATCCCTTACAAACTCTCTAGGAATGTAATAGACATCCATACCATACATACGAATCTGCTCATTAATGAGAGACTGTTGTAGGCTCTGCTCCCTAGTGGAGCCGTGGAGGAAGAAGGGATTGACGACCATTTGTTTAGTTAACCGACTGAATCGAGAGGGGGAAGTTCGTAGGCGCTGGACATATCGGACTTGATTTCCTCAAGTTCCCTTACACCATCGTCATATAATTGTCTGCCATTCATTTCAACTCCACCAGGAAGTTTAGTTCCTGTAAACTTAATTAGGTTCTGACCCCATTGCTTCTTAATAGCAGAAACAAGGTACTTCTTAACCCAACTATCATTGTAAACTTGGCAGAACTGTTCTGGGTCTAGTGCTCTGTAGCACTCAATAACAATAACCTCACCAGCAGAAAGCTTGTTCCAGTTAATGTCTAAGTATAAACGGTCCTGACGCTGGTTAAAGCGAATAGGAGCCTGTGGGCTGAACATAAACTCATAAGTGGCAAACATTTGTTGAGCCAAGTAGTAGTCTGTCATACCACCGCCACCAAAGTTACCCATACCACCTAGATAACCGAAGCCTTGACCATAAGGTGATGCTCCTGGACCTAGGATATTACCTG